GGTTATCTTCCAAAAATAAAAGAGTGTGCTCTCACAGGATTTAGTATGAACTATACTCCTGATGGTAACTATCAAACATATGAAAACTCATCGATGGTTGCATACGAAATGTCAATGAGTTTCAAAGAACTAGAACCAATTTATCATGATGAGTATACTGCTCTTGATGGTGATACAGACGAGTCAATAGGTTTCTAACATGGCTAAAAATTACTTCCGTAACATACCAGACTTTGAATATGTTAACCGTACAAAAGATGGTCAATTTATTTCAAATTATACTCAGGTAAAAAATTTCTTTAAGAAAGGAAAAATAAGAGAGGATCTATTTCAAGATCTTACTGTCTTTGAAAAGTATAATGTTAAAGGTGATGATCGACCAGATAATGTTGCCAATGAAATATATGGTGATCCTAATTTAGATTGGGTTGTACTTCTATCAAATAATATTGTTAATATCTACAATGAATGGCCATTAAATCAACAAGCATTTGAAAATTATGTATTAGACAAATATGGAACAGTGGCAAAACTAGATGAAATTCATCACTATGAATCTAATGAAGTTAAAGATATGAGTGGAATTATTATATTTCCAAAAGGTGTTAGAGTAAGTGCTGCACAAAGTGTAAGTTATTATGAACAATTAAGTGAAGAGGTAATAACAGTAAATCCAATATCAAAAGCAGTTACTAATTATCAGTATGAACAAAAAGTTAATGATGATAAGAGAAGTATATTTTTAATTAAACCAATATATTTAAATGTTGTGTTTGATGATCTAGAGGAGATGATGGAATACAAAGAAGGATCCACTCAGTATGTGAGTGAATCCTTGAAACGTGCTGATAATATCAGACTATTTGAGTAAGTTAATATACGCTGCTATAACTAAAAGAGTTAAACAGATCTGATTATATCTCACTTAACTCTCTG